TAGGTAAAAAGAAAGACAAAGACGACGAGCAGTAACTATAGTATCGGCATGAACTTATGAAGCAATTTAAAAAGTTTGCGATATTATCGGATTGAGGCATATAATAGAACAAGGAGAGTATAATTGTGGCTAAAGAGAACTCAATAAAAAACTTATTGCTGAATACTGCGAAAGAAGAGATACGCTATGTAGATAATCAGAAGCGATTATTTGAAATAGACCCGGTATCTCCCGAAACGTTTTTTAAATATTGGCTAAAACCAGAGTTAAGCGACGAGCAGTTAAAAGCAGTTAGCAGTATTTTTAAAGCTACGGACGACGGTATAACGTGGAATGAGAAGTACAAAGAATACTTATTGCTTTGGGGAGAAGGAAGCGGCAAGGACTTTTTGTGTTCACGCTTATTGACGTATGCCGCATATTGGTTAATGTGCTTAGGCTCACCACAGAGATTTTTTGGATTAGCAGAGCACGAGCCGATAGATTTGGTAAATGTATCATTGAGTGGACGACATGCAAAAGACGTATTCTTTTATAAGTTTAAAAGCGCAGTGCGTGGCGTACGCAATCCTGCTACAGGACAGAATTGGTTTAAAGAGCAAGGCATGGACTTGTCAGATAAGAAAGATGTATTGACGACAAGCGTAAATTTTAAAAAGTGTATTCGTGCGCACAGCTTAAACAGCCAGACCTACGGCGGAGAAGGAATGAATGTATTAATAGCTATCTTTGACGAAGTAGCAGAATTTAGAGTAACAGACGCAAAGAAATTATACGACGCACTAAAGTTTACTTCCGTCTCAAGATACGGCGATAGGTTTAAATTATTTTTAATTTCATATATGAGGTACGAAAATGACTTTATGATGTACCGCTGGGATAAAACAAAAGGCGCAGACGACGTATATAGAAGTTGTAAATCTACATGGGAAGTAAATCCGCTAAAGACAAAAGCAGATTACGCAAAATCATATTTAGAGAATCCAGAAGACAGCGCACGGCGATTTGAAAATAAAGACCTTAAGCAGAATTTCAATAAGTTTTATAAATTTCCAGAACGCATAGCCGCAAATGTCACAGAAGGCATGAAGAGCCCATTTATAAATCCAGCCATGTATATGGACTCTCCCGAATTGGTGGAAGCTCAATTGCATGATTGGTTTAAGCCGGGTCAAACAGAGCAACTTTATAAGCTTGGGCTAAAAGGAAACAATAACCTAAGTGACGCAGAGAGAAAGACTTATAACTTATTACGTACACAGCACGAAGGCGCAGTATATAGCATGCATATTGACCTTGCAAAAGCGAACGCAGACCAGAAGCAGGATTGCGCTGGAATATCAATAGCGCATAAATATTTGGTCAATCCGTTTTCAATGGAAGAAGAAGACCCAACGTGGGCGGTATGGGTAGACCTTATGTTACAGTTGCGCACCAAGACAGAGCTTAACTTTGAAAAGATAAGGCAGTTTATTTTTCGTTTGCAGGATATGGGATTTACTTTTAGCAGTGTCACTCTTGATGGATGGCAGAGCTTAGATTTTACTCAGCAAATGAGAGGACGCAATATCAATTCATACGTGCTTTCAGTTGACAAGACACGAGACCCGTATGTTACTACAAAAAGATTACTGTACACAGGAAGATTAAATTATTACAGCTATCCAATTTTTCAACGAGAGTGCCTAGACTTAGAAGACATTAATGGTAAAGTAGACCATCCAGAAATCAGCCGAAGCAGAGCAATAGCAGAGGGCACCGATAGAGGAAGTAAAGACGTATCAGACTCAGTTGCAGGCGCAGTATTTGCCGCAATTAACGAGGACAACGGTTCAGATGTTTCATTTTTTGAAATATTTTAAGGAGGAAATATGAACAAGGCAGAGAGAAATAGAAGGCAGAAAGTAAAGCAGAAAAAAGACGTGGACACGAGCAAGCTAAAAATATTAATAAATATCTGTAACGCAGTAAAATTTAGCGTTGGATTACCACTCTTAATAGTAGTATCTTTGCGCTTTCTATTTAAATTTGTAGAAATTTACGTAAAGCTATATATAGCAATGACTTTGAAGCCGGAAAGAGTAAAACCCTGCGTAGAACGTGTACAAAATTTGGCCGCAGGCTTTAAAAATTTGTGGGCTCCAAACACTTTAAATGAGCATGAAGAGGAGAACTGATATGGAAAAATGGGAGAAGGCCTTAAAAAATTCTAAAGATGCGGACGGCGTATTTGTTACGTCACTTGATAACAAGAAGGCGCCAGCGGAAAGAATGATTGAAAAAGCAAGCCGTGGCCAAGTTGAAGAGACCAATAATTCTTGGTCTGTTTCTATTACAGGAGATAAGTTTGCAGACAGAGACATTAAAATTGTAGGAGCAGATGAAGAAGACTTGTGGGAAAAGTATATGTTTTGTGCATGGGTGCGTGCGTGTGTAGACAAGATTGTTAAAGAAGTAGTAAAGTATAAAATCGTAGTAAAGCCAAAAGATGCAGAAGCCGCAAAAAATAGCGGTATGGACAAACGAATAAAGGAAGTACAGGGACTTCTGGAGGACCCAAACGAGAACATAGAAAGCTTTGACGATATACGCAGAAAGTATTTGCGGGACATTTTAGTTTTTGATGCAGGCGCAGTAGAGATAGTTTACGACAAGGGCGCACCGTACGAAGTTTATAATTTAAAAGGAAGCAACGTGCGACTAAACATTGACACACATGGTAATTTTAAGAACAACGACGTAGCGTACAAGTTACTTGATGAGAACGACAAAAGTAAAGTTGCCGCTGATTTTGCACGCAACGAGGTTATTTATATGATGGCAAATCCAGTAAGCGGTAGCGCATACGGATTAAGTCCGATAGAAACGCTATGGGACGAAGTTGAAAACGACATGGAAGCAAGCGAGTACAACAAAAAAATCCTCAAGTACGGCGGTATTATAAGTGGCGTACTATCATTTCCAGGAATGCCTACCGGACTTCTAAAAAAGAATCAGCGTTATTGGACAGAAGAGTTGAAGAGAAAAGGACAAAAAATGATTGTCACAAACAACAAAGATGTTGAATTTGTGAAAACTGGCGAGTCTCAGAAAGACATGCAATTTTTAGAATTTCAAAAATGGTTGTTGAATAAGATTATGGCAGTATACGGCATGCAACCAATTGTATTAGGCGTAATTGACGAGAGCACAGGTAAGCTTAATAGCTCAGAGCAACGAGAACAGTTTAAGCAAGACGCAGTTTTGCCTTTGTTGAAATTAGAAGCACACAGATTTACGGACGTTTTGATTAGGAACGGCTTTGAGTTTGACGATATAATTATAACGCATGAGGAACCGGAAAACGTTAATGAAGAATTTGATTTAAAAAAAGCGGCCTTTGGTTCACAGTACGGCGTAATTACAGTTAATGAAGCAAGACGATTTATTAACCTATCACCGCTTGACGAGAAAGACGGCGGAGAAAGCTTGGTAAGCCCAATGGTAAACAAGTACATTAGAGAGCTTGCAGAAAAGTCAGAGAAGCACGACGAAGTAGCAAAGATACGTGGAGAAATAGAGAGACTATTAGAGGATTAAAAATAATAAAATAAGGAGACGGTGGAGACGGTAAATCATATGACATTAATGGTACAGCTACGTACTACGCAGGCGGCGGTGGAGATGGTGGTTTGAGGTATCAGTACGTAGGCGAAGACGGTACAGATGGGCTAGGAGCAGGCGGTGGAGGCGGCGCATATCTGCAAGATGGCGGCACTGACGGCACTGGAATAGTTATTGTGCTATTAGAAGGAACAGCAGAAGTAGCAAATTCATTTATAATGGTAGCAAGCATAATTTAAAAATATTGCGTGAGTGTGAATAATAGCATGTACCGAGATACTGCATTCATACTCACGTATTTAAAAATAAGTATTGACAACTAAAGTCAGGAGTATATAATGCTTAAGAAATTACTTTTTGGAAGAGCAGTAAAGAAATTGCTTGATAGAACAAACAAGATGCTTAAGAAGCTTGAGAAATTGCCAAACGGTGACATGTTAAAGTTTTACGAGACTACGTGCAAAGGACTATCAGAGACTATTATAGGCGTAAGTGAAAACTTATTTACGCCAGACAACGTAGAAGCGATTGCAGAGGCCGTGATAAAGTATTACGCACAGGAAGGCAACGCAGGCGTGAAAGTAACTAAGAAATTTTAATTTTATTTTACGAGATAGGTTATTGTAATGACAGATACGAATAAACTATATAAATTATTAGACGCTTTAGAAGAGTACGACGACGCACTGAGGTACGGTGTTTGTTATACGCCATTTGATAATGTACAATCCTGCAAAAAATCTGCACTAATAAACTACGACAAAGAAGAGGGCGAAGTTATACGCCTAATTCGCTCATTTATCCGACAAACAATGGCCATATATATTAATGAAATAGACAAGTCTATGCCGGACCAAAAGTCTGCAATGAAAAAAGCATGGGACTATACGACGTATGAGACATGGTTACGCAATTCTGCTAGAAAGACAAAAGCAGTAGACACGTATTTTAAAAATCGTTTACTCGTTCCAATATCAATAGCATTTGGAAAAGGCTTTAATAAAGGCGTAGAAGACTTAGGCTTTGAACCTTCCCCGGAAACAAGTTGGATGTATATGCCCGGACACGCAGTACCAAGATTAACTAATTTGAGATTGGTAAATTATATTAGCCGTAGCTTGTCAATTAATGCGACTACGATAGTAGCCGAAGGAATGAGAGACGGCCTAAACGGAAGAACCATTGGAAAAAATTTACGCACCGTAATAACGAGCCCAAAAACAGTAAACGTTCCGCCAAAGATAGACCAGACCACAGGAAAAATTACTCGAAAAGGATACAGTTATAAGATAAGTAATAAGCGTTATTGCGAGATGATTGGTCGCACAGAAGTAAATAGAGCAACGACGCTAGGAAGATTGTCAAGTTACAAAACAAGTAAAATGGTTAAGACAGTAATACATATTACCGCAGGAGATAATAGAGTATGTAGCGTATGTGAACCATTAGAGTATCAAGTATATACATTAGATGAAGCACAAAGCAGAATACCGGTACACGTAATGTGTCGTTGTACGTTTGAAGCGCATGAGTATTACGAGGACTACGATATTGGAAAAGCTAAAGCCAATTTAAAACCAACGCCAATTGATGTAGCAATAGCGGCCACGCCGGTTTCATTTGACATGGGCGAAACAGTAGTGCAAGATGAACTTTTAAAATTTGAAGCGGCCTTAGTAAAAAAAGGAATAACGACAAGAAAGCAACGTGCATTAGTGTACGATAAATTAGTATCAGATTTAAAAGACTTGAATGTAACGAATGTAGAGAAATTTACACCGAGTAACCTACAGCATTTGTACACATTGAATCAAATAAAATTGACACGAGAATATGCAAGAGACACTATGCTAGGTGCTCACAGACTACCGCCAACGAGCTACACTTTTAAAAGAATAGATTTAAAAGGACGCAGTTGTCGCTACAATGCACAAACTACGATAACCAAGCACCCACAATTTGGAGATGAGAAGTTTCCTATGGCGTATAGAACAGAAATGAACTCTCGTGGAATGGATGTAAAGCGAACAGTGACAGACTTTAGACGAACGATACTCCACGAGATGGGGCATAATGTACAGTTTGAAGACATAGCGTTAAAATCGCCAACATTTAAAGCTGATTGGAGAAAGCTACATAGTAACTCTATGAAGATGCAAGAGGGAAATGGCCTTGTAAGTTGGAGATGTGAAGCGAACGAGTACGAAGATTTTGCAGAAACGTTTGCGCACTACGGCATAGGTCGTGACAATCTCAAAAAAGTATGTCACGATAAGGTTAATTTTCTCGAAGACCGAGTATTTGGCCAACCAAGTTAATACTTAATAAACTACTTTAATAAGTTATATCGGCATATAATAGAACAAAGGAAGAAATGACATGCAGACAGAATACGTACTAAAACTGGGAACAAACATAGCGACAATCTTGGAAGAAAATGACAAGATAATAAGCTACAATGGCGAGAGATTTATTATAGACATAATCTCTCCTATGTTTGATAGCAGAATACATGTACAATCGGGCAGACAGACAACGAGCAACAATATACCTGTTATGTCAGAGAGTGACAAGGTTATAGTGCCGGGACAAAAGGGATTCGTATTAGCAGTACTATTAAATAGAGTACAGCCATATGGGATAGGAGTAAGCAAATAATGCTAACAATAACATGTGACAGATGCAAGAAGAATTTTACTAGCAATGATTGGTATGGACATGAAAACATACTAACATACATAGAAGACACAGCAGAGAGAAAGCGCATTGAATGTGAAGTATGCCCAGCATGCGCAACAAAGCTAAAAGTAAAGCTACTCAAGACTATACGTACGTTCCTCAAGAGAGACGAAATGATAATTGGTTGGAACGAAAATGTACGTGGAGTATCACAGAATAAAATATCAATGGATTTATACGCATAAGGAGGCACATCATGGCATTTGACGATTATCTACTACAAAACGGTGTTGCATATTTCAACGGAGAAGTGAATGACAGAAGCATGCGCAAGCTAGTACAAGGCGTACTTAAGCTAGACTTAGATAAAAATTTTGGACAAGAATCGCTACTAATGTATGTCAACTCTCCGGGAGGAGAGGTGGCGTCGTGTTTTGGCCTAATTGACGTTTTAGCAAATAGTCGCTTTAATACAGACACATACGGAGTTGGCGAGATTTGCAGTTGTGGTCTATTAATGTTTCTTGCAGGAACTTATAGAGTAATTACGCCACGCACAATGATTTTGTCGCACCAATTTAGTAGTTGGGCAGTAGGCAAAGAGCATGAGTTAAAAGCGTCTACGAGACAGTTTGATATATTGTCAGGTCAGATGATAGACTATTACAAAGACCGTACAGGATTGTCAGTATCGACCATTAAGAAAAAGTTACTGTGTCCTTCCGATACGTGGATTAGCGCAGAAGAGGCATTGAAGCTAAACATAGCAAACATGATTGTAGATTGTGGAAAGATTGTAGCAATAAACAAGAAGCCTCTTAGAACTCTAAACAAATTATTATGTGTAGACGACGTTAGAGACTTTGACATTACAAAAGTGATTGCGAGCAGATAAATGTTAATAGTGTCTATAAAGTGTCCGTATTGCGGCACTATAATAAATACAGAGATTAATGTATCAAAGGCGACACATGATACTTTTACAGAGGAATTATTTTATAAGTGCGATAATTGCAGTATTGAGGTAAACAGCATAGTTAAGATAGTTGACGGTAACAGAGCAGAGGTAGTCTATAACGCATGCGCTAACGACTTTGGCGCAGGAGGGAGACAATGATAGTAACAGACGCTAAAAAGCTTGCACACGCAAGCACAGACGTAAAGGCCAGCGAGATAGAGAGAGTATTAGGAGCTTTGTGTAAAGAAATGAAGCTACAGGACAAAAACGCTTGTGGATTAGCCGCACCGCAGATAGGAATACGTAAGCGAGCGTTTATTTTTAAGAACGCACGAGACGAATGGATAGAAGTAGTTAATCCAATAATTACAAATATGTACGAAGATATTGTATTTCCAAATGAAGCGTGTCTAAGCTTTCCTGGAAAATCAGTAACGACGAAAAGATTTAGAAATGTACATGCAAGCTTTGAGAATGTATTAGGCGAAAGAAAGAAATATATTTTATGTGATATGGAAGCAGTAATATTTCAACATGAGTTTGACCATTTAGAAGGCAAAACAATGTTTGATAGACAGACAAAAGTAAACTCAACTTTTGCACCGCAAAATAAAGTAGGGCGAAATTCATCATGTCCATGCGGTAGTGGAAAGAAGTATAAAAAATGTTGTCTCAAAAAAGATGAAAACGAGGCATACAATGTGTAAGCAGAGATGCACTACCAAAGAGTTATTTGTACTGCGTGATATGTATATGGAACTTAAGCAGTTGGCCGGCAGATTGATAGAGTTTGAGGAAAATCACGAGATGCTACCAGATATTAGAGAAAGCTTATTCCAAGCGGCCAAGAGATTGGACGACGTATCGCACGAGATATGTAATGATATGTTTATATTAAAAACAAAGGATGCAGAGAATGAAGCGTAGAGACAGAATAATTAATATTTGCACAAGACTATGCAAGCTGTGGTTAAAGTATCCGCACCTTACGCTAGGAAAAGTCTTAACTGTCTTATTTGGAAGAGCGAAAGAATGTAGCGAAATATCAGAAGTAACAGACGCAGAGCTTATAAAGAGTATTGAACGAGAGGAAGAAAATGTTTCATGTAGAGTTTAAATGTAAAGAGTGCGGAGCAAATGTATGCATAGAAGGTACGACAAGAAAAGTTTGCCCATTCTGCGGGAACGAAGAGAAAGAAGACACAGCGAGACTTGGCAAGATGAAGCTTCCAGAGAATGTAAAGGGAGAGAAAAAGAAAGAGAAACACTTTTTAAAGTTTATTAGTAAAATTTTAGATATATAATATATTCTTTACAGTAAGGAGAGTAATACTATGAAACATATTGGGCACTTTAATATTGGATGCAATCAAGCAGGTAAAGGAGACGGACTCCGCCCAAGAGCAAAGCGTTTAAATGAAGATATTCTTTTAACTCCCGAAGATAGAAAGAAACGTGAAGAGGAATTAGGAAAAGGCATGCACTGTTTAGTATGCGGTGCACGAGTGTATACGTTATCGGTGCATTCTCACGGCCAAAAATCTATAGCAGTTGGACATTGTTGTGCCAATAGAATTTATCTTTAAAAACTGTGTAGTAGAAAGGATTATATCATGAGAGTAAATTATTGCGACTTATGCGGGTTACCGATTAAGGGGCCAAAGACAATTATGGTTTTATTAGAAGAAGCTGAGGCAACCAGAGACACGTCGGTACTAAACACCATTATGTCTTCTACCACTCATATAATCTCAAGAGACTTTAAAGGCAAAGAAATTTGCTCTACATGCAAAGAAATACACAAGAGTTTATTCTCTAATAGAAAGAAATGCTTAGTAGATTTAGAAGAAGAGTCAAAGCGAATATATGATTTAATTGAAAAAAAGAAAGACGAAGAGTAAAATTTTTGTCATAAATAGTATTCTTTATAAGGTAGGTAGTTATGATTATCGAGATATCCTTTACAGTATTTGCGTTATGTTCAGTAGCAGTGGCGCTAAGTGTTGTACAAGTTATGCGAAAAAAGAAAAAAGAGATAGACCACGAGATACTAGCACGAGTAACGGGAGTGGCTTATTGCGCCGCAAAAGAGATGTTTAGCGACGAGAAGATGGCCGCAACGGAAGCAAAGTCATACATTTTTTTAAGAATGACGGAACTAAACGTAAATGTTCCAGAGCATGAGATAGACCATATGTATTTAGCAACGTGCCACAACATGAGAGAGATGGAAAAAAATGCAACTTCAACCAAATAACATATTAGTGATTCTAAACATAGCAGGCATCCTTATTACATTGTCTGGTTTTGTTATGATAAAGTTTAACGACTTTAAGCATTTAGGCGATGACGTGAAGACTTTGAGCAAAGATTTTGCAGAAGTAAAGCAAGAAGTTAAGAAGAACACGGAAGCCGTAATAAAGATTGACACTAGATGCAACGAGCGCCATAATCAAAACAACGTGTAAAGGTAACCAATGCTTATTAAAGTATTAGAACACAGAATCCATAAGACAGAGCCAAGCGTATTGATAGACAACGTGCTATTAAATGCGCCTCGTTTTAATAAGGAAGTGCAAGCGTCAGCAGTTATTTTAACGCATGCGCACGAGGACAACTTAAAAGGATTGATGGATGTAAAGATAGGCGATAACAAAATACCACTTTACTTGCATAAAGACCACGAGCACTTTGTAAAGTATCATGTTGAAGATGTAGACTCCAAATATATAATTCGTCATATTGAAATTAATAAGCAATATGTAATTGACAATAAAAAATTTAAGATACTGCAAACGAAACACCAAGTGCAGGAAATATACGGAAGCCTTTGCTTAGGAGTAGTCGTAAATGATGCGGTAGCATTTTGTTGTCCATGTAGCGGATTAACGAAAAGAAGCGTAGAAATAATTAAGAGCACAAAGATATTGATAATTGACGGCGGGTATCGAAGAAAGAGCTTATTTAAAGACCACTTAGCCATGACAGATGTGTTGAAAAACGTTGTAGATAAAGAGGTTAAGAGAGTTTATTTTTTAGGTACGTATCGTGGATATAAAGTTAAAGGCAAGATGAAGAACGTTGACGTAGATACGCTATACTGCGGAGACATTTTAAGGGTAAAATAACAAGCTAAAAATTACTTCTTTATAGTAGTATCAGAAAGGGAGATGCATAATGACAAAAAAATACGAGCTAAAATTTAAACTTTTTTCAAAGGCCGTAGAGCTTGAAACTAAGGCCAAGGGAAACGATAAAAAGTTTTATGTAAGAGGTTACGCTTCTGTTCACGGTGTAACAGATAGACAAGATGAAACTATAACAAAAAGTGCATTGGATTCAGCCGTCGCCGGTCTTTTAAAATACGGCGACACTTTGTTTTTTGACCACGATTACTCACAGCCAGTTGGTAAAATTGTTAATGCACGAGTAGATGAGAAAGGCCTTTTTATTGAAGCCTTCATTTCAGAAACACGTCCAGACATGGCCAAGCTTATAGAAGAAGGTATTTTAAATAAATTTTCTATTGGTGGAAGAGTAATGAAAGCTGAGGCTGTAATTGATAAAAACACTAATGAAGAGATTGTAAAAATTACTAAGATGGAATTGTACGAGGTATCGCTTGTAGGCGTACCTGCGAATCCAGAAGCTCAAGTAGTTAATTACGTTTTGAAAAGCTTGATGAAAGACAGTGATTTTAGCTCTATAGTGACTAAAGCAAGAGGCGACGGGCAAGGTAACGGCGGAACTGCACAAGGTGACGGCGGAGCCGACTCATGCGTATGTCCAAAGTGCGGATTTACTAAAGCTCATGAAAAAGGTGTAGCATGCTCAAAAGAGAAGTGTCCAAAATGTGGGGCAACTTTAAAAGGTGCTAATAAAAATAAAGATGTTGATAATGATAATATCCCAATAAAAAAGGAGACAAGTGACATGGCTAAAGAAGAAGTTAAAAAAGAAGAGGTAGTAGAGGAAGTTGTTGATGAAGTAGTAGAAGATGTAGTAGTGGACGTCGTTGAAGACGTTGCAGATGAAGAGGTCGAAGTATTGGACGAAGATGCAGTAGTGGACGAAGTTGTAGAAGCTGATGCAGAAGAGGTTGTAGAAGACGAAGTAGTTGTAGACGAAGTGAAAGAAGTAGTAGAAGAAGGCGTGGAAGTTGTCGTTGAAGACGTTGTAGTAGAAAAAGACGTTTCAAAAGATGAGCTTGACCCAGAAAATTTGGTAGAGAAAACCACGGAAGAAGAAGTATCATTGGTTAAGACGGTTGTAGCTTCTCTTGAAGAGATTAAGAAAGCTGTACTTGGTGTAACGAACCCACGTTTTACTCTGATGGATAAAGATGTTTCCGACGTTGTAGACTTTTCAAAGGTTAATGTTGGCGACGAAGTTGTTTTAAAAGTTGTTGCAGTAGTATCCGCAAAAGCAGAAGAAGAAGGCGGAGAAGAGACGTACAAGTATTTGACTTTTAAAGCAGTTGAAGTAGAAGCGTCAGTAAAAGAAGTAAGCAAAGCAGTTGAAGAGAACGTAGAAGACGTTAAGAAAGACGAAGACGAAGTAGTAGAAAAAGAAGAAGTTGTGGAAGAGGAAGTAGAAGTAAAGAAAGAAGAAAAGCCAAAGAGAAAAGGCGTTGTTTCTAGCTCTAAAGACTCAGTATCTAAAGAGTTGACGAAGAAATTTGCAGGAAAAAGCCCATTAGATATTATGAATGATGATAGTCTATGGAATGAGCTGAACAAGGACGAGCAGGCAGAAGTTAAGAAAGCGTATAAGACAAATCTTTTTACGAAATAATTAACTTTAGGGTAAAATATTCTAGCTGAAAAGACTTCTTTATAAGTATAAGGCTAAGATACAAATAAAACATAATACGAAAAATCTATTGAAAGGGGAAAAAAATCATGAGTGATGCAAAACGAGAATTTCTAAAAGGTCTACTTATTCCAGATAACACTGGTGGTACACCAACACACGATTTGCCAAAACCGATTGCGAACGAGATTATCAAGAAAATGGAAGAGATAAACTGGTGTCGTAAAATCTTTCGTGTGGTTAATGTTCCGGGTCGTACGTTTACTGTTCCAGTAGCGAACTACGATTACGATAATGTTAAGCAGGCGGCAGTAGGTTCTGCACCCGCTGGTCTTTCTAATACGGCACCTTCCGTTGGAAGTATCGTACTAGAGCCGGGTAAATTGACTGCAAAAGGACAGCTTCAAGTTGATGATGTTAATGATGCCTCATTGGACGTTGTTGATATGTTGCTTGAAAACTTTGCAATCGCATTTGCACGTGCCGAAGAAAGAGCAATGATTTTGGGTACAGAGAAAGACAGAACTAGCACCGACTTGTTGAAGATTTTTAAGGGTCTATATCAAATAGCCGCTAATGAAGCTTCTACGACTCCCGTAACGTATAATCCAAATACGGCTTACGCAGTTGTTGACGCAGTATCAGAAGCGATTATGGAATTAGGCGTTTATGGTCGTAACAAGCAGGATTTAGTACTTGTAGTTAGCTCTACGATGGCCGATTATATGCGCAAAGATAAGTCTTTACGTTTTAATATGACGGACAACAACACGGTTATTGCAAGTGGAAACCTTCCTAAGGTATTTGGTATCGACGTACTTGAATCAACGTATTTAGATGGTCAAGGACAAGGTTCAAATAAAGCGGCAGGTATTCTAGTTCCTAAGTCTGAATGTGTGATTGGCGATAGACGTAAATTTAAGGTGACTCCAAAAGACGACCCTGAAAATGATGCGGTAGCCTATTACGCTTATAGCTCAGTTGACTTTCAACTGTTGCATAGGACTGGTAGCAACTATGATGGTATTGTACTTATTGACCAAGTTTCATAAGCGATAAGTATTTGAAATTGTAGATAGCGAGTATGGTACGAAGATAATTAAAAAATCTTCGTACCTACTCTTTTTATAGGCATATAATAGAACAAAGGAGATAACATTGTTATGTTAAAACTATGCAACGAGCTAGACATTTATTATAAGAGAGAAGGCGCAAACGACTTTGTGCACCACGTCTCTTCCACAGTAATTACTCCGGGTAATAGCACGCCATTAATATTGGTCTACGCTTCACACATATTCGGAAACCCATTCCCAGAAAAATTAGCACAAAGCATTATAAAAGCAGGCTACGTGATTGTGTATTTTACGGACAAGATTCCAGAAGATGCGCTAATAAGCGATAGCATGATTTATATTAAAGCTAAGTGGCGCTATTTTGCCGTAGACACAATAAAAAATATGAATATCTTTAGTGCGATATGCGGAGAAGGCGGTAGAGGTAAAAGGCTAGCTCTTCAAATGGCACGAGTATGTAACAAGCTATTAATAACAGATAGCACGCAACTATCCAAAGTAAATAAGGTAGTAGAAGAGCAGACAAAAGAAGTAAGTATATTATTCGATACTGTATATGAATGCGGAGACAGAGGACTAGGCGACATTTTACTGTCCACAACAGTTGTACGAGCCTTGAAGAAAAAATTTAATGCGAAGATAACGTACGTCGCACGCAAAGCCGCAATTCCTCTATTAGAGAATAATCCAGACATAGACCACGCAGTAACAGGCTACGACCAATTAGACCGCACAAGCTACACGTATCACCTTCCGTTAATAAGACACCTAGAGAATTACAAAATAGATAGAAACAGACAGAATAGAGCCGACGCCATGGCGCAACTATTCATGGTTGATATAAAGAATGAAGACAAGCACGGCTTCTATTACGCTACACCAGACGAAATAGCGAAAGCCAAGAGAATGCTAGAGAAGAATAATAAGACTCGCTTAGGTATCAATATAGAAGCAACAGCACCCACCAGAAGATGGACTCCAGAGTACCTAGCAGAGTTTTTAAATATGATTGATTACAAAAAATACGAAGTATACATACTAGGCGACGGCAAACGAATGCAGTATAAAGACATAAACGAGAATGCGATTAATTTAGTAGGCAAAACAACGCTAAGAGAATCGGCCGCAATAGTGTCACAGATGCATATTATGTTATGCACAGACTCCTTGTATAGCCATTTAGCAGGCGCATTTGATATTCCTCAAGTATCACTATACACGGTGATTCCTGCACCATGGCGAAATAAGTATTACAGAAGTGTAGCAGTACAGGGAGATACCGATTGTTGCCCATGCTACGATTTTCAATTTGTAACGGAAGAAGACTATTCAAAATGCGATAGATTTGGAGTCCCGCCTTGCGTAAAGTCTATGACCCCAAAAAAAGTATATCATGCTTTAAAGCTATGCTACAAAAAATATAAAATTGGAAATAAAGAAAAATCAAAGTATATAGTGATTAATCGTAGCTCAGGACTAGGCGACATTCTTATGATTACCGCCGTCATAGGTGAAATACGTAAAAGAAACCCAAATGCGTTTATAACAATGAGAACCAACCACCAAGAGTTGCTTATTGGAAATAGAGACATTGACGAAGTAATTTACGGAAAGCAGGTACCGGATGAAGAGATACAACGGTTGTTTTATTCTTATGATGAGATAATAA